GAACGAGCGAAGTGAGTACGTAAGAGGAGCAACGAAGTTGCTCCGAATAGTAAGACGTACGAACAAGCGAGGTTTCCGAGCGATAAGATAACAGCCCTGCTCTTGGGGAGCAGGGCAAAAAGCTTTAAGAAGCTTTTATAGCTTATCGCGCTTTCCTATGAAAGCGCGTCAGAGATTCATAGTTTTTAACAAGAGTACTGGAACAGTACCCTTGAAGGGTACTATCTCGGAGGTCTTGGATGCCTGGCGGACGCCCACCCAGTAGAGCCGAGTCCAGGAAGCCTGACGGTACTCGATATAAGAATACTCAAGTGCCTGGACGAGGCGGTGTGAATCTCGCTCGGCCGACGTCGCTGAAAGCGATCGGGAAGGTTGACGCTCAGAACTTGGTCCTCGGCTATCTAGCCGACGGTATGAAGGTCTCCGATGCGATGAAACTGGTATATCGCACCGAAGGTACCTATAATGCCTGGATGGGGCATGACAAGGACTTCAAGAACCGCGTAGGTGCTATTCGCACTGCCGCTCGGGAGCGGAAGGCCATCAAAGGCCCGGATAAGGTTGTAGTTCCAGATTTCGAGGAGTTTTGCGATAAGTGGCTTAAGCAGCCATTATATCCGCATCAATTGCGGATGCTTGATGTAGTTGAAGGTCGGGAACCGAGGGATTTGCATCCCTCGATGGACTATCTGCAGGGTTATCCGCAGCGTGTGATCATCAACGTTCCTCCGGAGCATGCGAAGACCACCACCTTCAGCGTCAATTACAGCGTCTGGATGATCCACAAGAACCCTGACATCCGCATTGTGATCATGTCTCAGGGTAAAACCCTGGCCCAGCGTATGCTTGGCGAGATCAAGTTCAAGCTTATGTCCCCGGTTTACCGGGAAATGCATATGCGTTTCGCCCCTGAGGGCGGATGGAAAGACCCTGACAACTCGTGGACCGCTGACGCGATCTACGTGGAGGGTAAAGGCGGGGATAAGGACCCCACCGTACAGGCTTTGGGCCTCGGTGGGCAGATTTACGGCTCCAGGGCCGACGTCATCTGGATGGATGACACGATTACCACCAAGAATTGTCGTGAATTAGACCGCCAGATGATCCTCCTGGAGCGGGAAATCGAGTCCAGACTTCCGTCAGATCAGGAAGGTGGCGGGTTACTGTGCCTTATCGGTACCCGAGTGTCTCCTCATGACCTCTATAGAACGCTCATGGATGTTGAGGATGCTGACGGAGATAGAGTATGGACATATTTCCGCCAACCCGCTGTACTGGACTATGGAAACGGCGACTCTTCAGACTGGCATACTCTGTGGCCAGAGAAGTGGAATGGGAAGTCACTTTCCCGTCGCCGTAGAGGCGTCGCGTGGAACCTCATCTACCAGCAGTTGAACGTTGACGATGAGATGACCTTCAAAGTTGAGGCTGTAGATGCCTCCATCAACGGCCTTAGGTTCCCCGGACCGATGTCTGGTGACGGCCGTGGGGACCGCAAGGGTGGCATGGAAGGCCTTTACGTCATCGGTGGTCTTGATCCGGCCACGGTTGGCGCTACTGCCATGATAGTTGTCGGCCTCGACAAGGAGACTGGTAAGCGTTGGGTGTTGGACGGCTTCAACAAGCAGAACACTCTGCCTGAAACCATGCGTAACAAGGTGAAGTATCTGACCGAAACCTACCACATCAACGAATGGGTCATCGAATCTAACGCCTTCCAAAAGTTCCTGACCCAGGATAGAGACCTAACCCAGTTCCTACGGGCGCAGGGTTGCCGTCTAACCCCGCACACAACCTCTGAGAATAAGTATGATGCCGAGTTCGGCATCCAAACCATGGGTCCGATCTTCAATTCTTGTGGACGTCCGGACGAGAAGCTGCCCTCCGGGCAGTGGAGGCGGAACATTCACACCGCGTTGATTGACCTTCCGAGCATGAGACAGAACCCCTGGGTGAGCGAACTGGTCCAGGAGCTTACCTCCTGGCAGCCCGAGGGCATGTCTAGGCGTCAAAAGACCGACCTTGTCATGGCCTTATGGTTCACCCACATCGCCTGCCAGCGCATCATGCAACGCAAGAGTAACAACAAGAGCCACCACTCGTATTCACCGTTCCTAACACCGTCTGCTAAGGGGCGTCAGTTGGTTGTGGACCTAGCCGCCTTGCGGCGTGAGAAGACTTTGGAGAGTGTTGGATGACGACTCCATCCTCACGCAACTATGCCCTGACGCAGTTGGATCACTACAACCGCCTTAAGCAGCGTTTCGCTGCCCGCGATCGTATCAACGAGACCATTCATCAGGTACGTCAGGGGAATATACGCCAGCTGTTTCCGTCAGAGTTGAACTTCAGCATCACTTTTGACGGAAGTCCGATCGCCAACTTCATCGACATCGTCGCCCACGACATGGCCGAGGGTATTTCACCTCTGCCGAGCCTGGCCTGCGCTGCCGGTAAGATGAAGTCTGACGCTGACCTTAAGCGCGCCGACACTAAGAACCGTATCGGCGACGAATATTGGCGTTGGTCGCGCCTTCAGCTGCAGATGATAAAAGGGTCGGACCGCTACGTTTCGTATGGCTTTCTTCCCTTCTTCGTCGCCCCTGACATTGAAGGCAAGTGCCCCTACATCTTTGTTGAAGACCCACGTAAAGCTTACTACGAACTTGACCGTTACGGACGCACCAAGGTCTATAGCTACCAATGGAAGAAATCCGTTGACGACCTTTGCGCCATGTTCCCCGAATATGCTTCCGATATCCGCACCGACCCTAAGCGCGCCGCGCGCCGAGGAAGTGCGCACTCAGACGATTCTGAACTAGAGTTGATTAGATGGGTTGACGAGAAGTCCGTAATCCTCATGCTTCCCGATAGGGACGGATTAGTTCTCGACTCATATGATCACATGATGCCGAGGGCACCCGTCTGGATTGCCGAACGTCCCGGTGAAGATGACTCGCCGCGCGGGCAGTTCGATGACGTTATCTGGGTGCAGGTTGCACGGTCTATCATGGCCACCCTGGCGCTGGAAGCGGCTAGCATTGCGGTGCAGGCCCCCATCGCGGTGCCCTCGGACATGGACCAACTGGCCATCGGCCCGCACGCCATCATGCAGGCTGACGACGCCCAAGCTATTCACAAGGTGAACCTGGACCTGCCGACGCAAATTTTTGCCGAGAACGCCTCCCTGGATAATGAGCTACGCGTCGGGTCCCGTTATCCGGAGGCTCGCTCCGGTGGCGTTAATGCCAGCGTTATCACCGGTAAGGGCGTGGAGGCGCTTCTCG